TCAAACAAAATTTCTTTGTTAGAGGAAGAATTAGTTGCTTCAAAAGGAACTAACGAAACTTTAACATTAGAGGTTGAAGCGTTAAACGCTAAAATCAACAAAGCAAGTGCTAAAGGTACGGAAATTGTAACTGAAGCAGACCCTGCTGTAGTTGAAAACAAAAAAGAAGATGCTAATGCAGGTTTTTACAATGTAATGGCAGAGAGAATGAGAAATAAATTTAATAACTAAAAAATAAATAAAAATGGCAAATGTAGCAAATAAAGGAACTTTCGCAACTTATTCAGGTGCGAACCTTAACGAAATATTTTATGAGCCAGTATTTAGAAGTGAGGACATTATGCGTAACTATAGAGTTATACCTAATGTAAAGCACAAAATGAATGTGTTTACTTCTGCTGCTCTTAAGAAAATATCACAAAAATACACAGGTTGTTCAGCAACAAGTGGTTCTACTCAATTTAACATTGATGAGAAAACAATTACTGCAGGTAGAATGAGAGTTGCTCTTGAGCAATGTACTGATGAGTTCTTTGGAACTTACATTGAGGAAATGTACAGAAATGGTGCTGATGTAATGAACATTGAAGGTACTCAATTAGCAGATGCGATTGTAAATCGTGCTGTAAAAGGTATTGCTTCTGATGTAGTAAGATTAGCATGGGGTGGAGATGACTCTACTGCAAACTATCAAGGTGTAACAGGATGGATGAAATTAATGGGAGATGATGCAACTGTATTGGCTGCAAGAACTGAGTATAGTGCAGTAGCACCTACAGCACCTACAGCAGCAGAATCACTTGGTATTTTAAGAAAAATGTATGATGATGCACCTGCAGCATTACAACAAGTTGCTGCTTCAGATAAGAAAATCTTTGTAACTCCTAAGACTTACAATGCTTACTTATCAAACTTAGAAGGTACTTCTGCAGATTTAGCAATCACTAACCAACAAGATGGTTTATTAGTTGTTAAATTCAGAGGTGTTGAGATTGTTCCTATGTATGAGTGGGATACTATTTTAGCAGACTTAGACCCTGCAATGTTCCTAAGAGGAGGTGTTAATGGTACAGAAGGTGCTTGTTACTGTGCAGTTGATAACTTAATCATTGGTTCTGATGTAACAGACCCAGAAGGTTCTTTCAAAGTATTTTATGATGACTTAGAAGAAAAAATGTTCTTCAGAGGTTACTACAAGTTAGGAGTACAATTCTTGTACCCTTCACTTGTTCAATGGGGAATCTTTTACTAAACAATAATGTAATAATAGAGGGGAGGCTAGTCCTCCTCTCATAATTACTTTTAATAACTAATAAAATAATAAAAAAATGGCAATAGATACAGGTTTAGGTGTAGTATGTGCTGACTTACAAGCAACAGGTGGTATTTCTCAAATTTTAATTAGAGAATGGGCTACTGCAGATGTAGTTACTTATGGTATAGGAACTGCACACACTATTACTAATATTCAATCAGGTGGTGATTCTGCTTGGTTTGTTTATGAGTTTAAAAATGAAGTACCTGCAATGACTATTACTGCAACAAAAGAGAATGGTTCAACTTCTTTTGAGTGTGGTTTATCTTTTATGCTTCCTAATATTGATGCAACAAAATTTGAAGAATTAAAAAACTTTGAAAATGCTTGTATGATGGGAATGGTTTTAGATACTAATGGAAATTGGTGGGTTTTAGGTGCTAGTGCAAAATACGCTAATGAGGATGTTCAGGCAAAAAGCCAAACTTTCTTGAGTTTAACAGGTTTTGAGGGTGGTACAGGTGCTGCTTATTCAGATGAGAATGGTATTACAATTAACTTAATGGCAAGACAATTTGAATTGCCAAGAGAGTATAGAGGTACTGTTACTGTTGATACTGCAGCATTAACTGCAACAGCAGGAGCATAATAATTAAAGATATAGAAATAGGTTGGACTTTGTTCGTAAAAAGTTTAACAACATTTCCCTATTAATATCTTTTTTATAATATGTGTGATTGTAATGCAAAAAAAGTTGTAGATTTATCACACTTAAAAATATATACAGTTATGGCAGAATATAAAGCAAAATCATCATCAGGTACTTGTTACAAGAATGGTTTTAAAATTAAATGGGCTACAGCAACTCAAGAGGAGTTAGCGTATGCTTATGAAGATTTAGGGATGACTACATTAGTAGAAAAATTATCAACTACAAAAACAAAAGATGAGCCAAAGAAAGCAACCAAAAAGAAAAAGTCAGGTAAAGAATCTTCAGACTCAAAAGAGTAATACTTTTGAATTTGGAGTTTTTAATTTAGCAATTCCTGAACATATTGAAGAACCATTAGATTTAGCAAAAGTAAGAACTAAGTTTATTCCTTTTGGCACTAATAATCTATTCCCTCAGTACTTAGCAGAATTAAAGCGTAAATCTTCTACTCATAGAAGTGTATTAGCACAAAAGACTATCTTTACAAGTGGTGCTAAGTTTGTTACGAATAATGAAGATGTTAAAGAATACATCAAAGATGTAAATGCTGATGGAGAATCATTAAGAGAGGTTTTTAAGAAATTAGCAGATGATTATTATTCATTTGGAAATGCCTATTTAGAGGGCGTATTATATGATGGTGGACTAAATCTATATCACATAGATGCAACTACTGTTAGAATGTCTAAAAACAAGAAAGAAGTATATGTGCATCCTGATTGGGCTAAGTACAATACTATGAAAGACAAATTATCTATCATTCCTATTTATCCTAAAGTCAAGGCAAATAGATTTGTCCTTCAATTTAAAGATTACGAACCTACATTCCAATTCTATGGTTTACCTGATTACATTGCTGCATTAGAGCATATTGCAGTTGATTATGAAATTGGTAAATGGAATCACACTAAATTCAAGAATGGATTTCAACCTTCAGCAATCGTTGAGATTAATGGAGATATGGGTGAAGAAGAAGCAAAGAAATTAGTAAGAGAGGCGCAAAAGAAGTTTGTTGGAGATGGAAACAATGGTAAGATTATGTTCATTGTTAAGAATGGAGATACTTCAAGTGCTAATGTTCAGATTATCAAAGATGACCAAGAGGGTAGTTGGATAGACTTACAAAGAATAACTGACCAAAACATTGTAACTGCTCATAGATGGCAACCATCATTAAGTGGTTTAGTTAGTTCAGGTAAAATGAATAACACAGGTAGTGAGATTAGAATTGCTTATGACTTAGCAATGACTACTGTAATTAAAGATACTTCTGATTTATTGTTAAATGGAATTAGAGGTATTTTATTTAAGGAGTTAGGTTTCTTACCTGAAGAATTAGTAATTCACTATGAGCCACCAATTAGTTTTGCAACTCAAATTGACCCTAAACAAGTTCTTACTATTAACGAACAAAGAAGAATGTTAGATGAGGATTTACCAATGTTAGAGGAAGGTAATATGTTCTTAACTGATAGAGAGCAAATTATTGTAACTAGAGATGATGATGGTGATGGCAAGGGTGATGATCAAGTGGGAGATATGCAAGTAACTGAAATTGAAAAAGAATAACTATGGCAAATGTAAACCAATATATACCTTTAGTAACAGCAGTAGAAGTTATAAGTAATAGTTTTACTAACGCTAATACTGATACTGCTTTAATTTCTAACAACACAATACTACTCTCTGAATTAGCACATTTAAAAGAGGCGATTGGTAAAAAGTTTTATGAGGAATTAAAAACTCAACATAATAATGGTACTTTAACTACTCAAAATCAAACTTTAATGGATGACTTCTTAACGAGATGTCTGTGTTGGTTTGTGAGATTTGAAGTGATTAATGAAGTTCAGAGTAACAGTAGTAGTGCAGGTATTGTGCATAATATTGATGAGTTTGCCACTATTATAGACCCTTCTGAGTTAAATGCTTATAAGCAAGACACTTACAGAAAGGCTGAGATATACCTAAAAGATATGCTAGATTATATGAATGATAGCGACCAAAGTGGTGATTATCCAACTTATGAATCTAACAAACCTTGTAATGATGATGTTTACAAGAATCATGGTATAATAATGTACGACAGTATATATTCAAGACCTACTAGAAATTATAATAGTTGGAAGAATAACTGTCCTTGTGATGATTGTTAAAATAAATATATAAATGGCTGCAAACGAACATAAAAATTTATCTAGTGCAAATAGACATAATCCAAAAGGTTTTGAAAATGCAACTAATGATACTATATTAGGTAAAAACGAAGGAAGTTCTGCAACAGGAACTGATGGCAACTTAGAGTGGCAAAGTAAGTCTTATATGGGTGTTACTAACTATAAGATGCAGGGGTTTACAACAGGTGCTACAAACTACTATTATGGAGAGGATATAGCAGATACTAAATCCCCTTATGAGATGGCTGTTAATTATGGGAATAGTACTGTCTCCTCAGGGAGTTTAACAGTATCTAGTTTATTTAGAATAGGTCAAGGGTGTGTTATTCCTGAAATTGCTGCTGTAACATCTATAAGTGGGTGGGTTACAAGTAGTGGAGGTTATGAGGTTACTATTGCTATCTGTAAGGCAACTCCAACAGCAGATGATACTACTGCTATTGTTCCTGTAGTTATTGATGAAATAACTGTAGCGGGTCTTAGTAGTAACAATAAAATGGTTAGAATAAATGAAACAACTATAACAACATCAGCATTAGCGGCAGGAGATATTATATTCCCAATGATTAAAGAAGCATCAGGTGGTTCTGCTATCTATATGAATTTAACGATACAAACAACAACATTCTAATGACAACTAAAGAAGAAATAGTATCAATGAAAAAAGACATTAGTTCAATCAATGAGAAGATAGATAATTTAGATGGTAAATTAGATATGCTTACAGAAAGATTATTAAACCCAGATAATGGAGTTGCTGCTAGAGTGAACAGAAATACAGCAATGAGAAAGATTTTAGTAAGAGCAATGTGGATGATTTATGCTATAACTTTAGGTGCGTTAGTAAAACTTTTTACAGAATAAAAATAAAATAATAACAATTAAAAAATAAAATAAAATGGGTACAGAATTTGATACAGATAATACGCTTCTAATGATGCAATTAGGTAAAGGTGGTGGTACTGAGGTTTTCACTACTGCAGCACAAACAGGAAAAAATTGGTTTTGCGTACACTTTCCAGTTGAATCTGTTGTTGCTAGTATTGCAGCAGATGGAGTTACAGGTGAAACTGCACTTCAAACAACACTTAGTGCAGGAACGACATTGTTCATGAATATTACATCTATTACACTCACGAGTGGAATTGGAATAGGATATAGAGATATATAAATAATATGTTAAGTTTAAAACAAAGTTTAAGTTTAAATACTAGAAAAACTGTAGGGGGTTCTTGGAATCCAAATGTTGAGGGTAGCGTTGTTGCTTGGTATCAAAAAGAAGTAGGAATTACTTTAAATGGTTCTAATGTTTCTAGGTGGAATGATAGTTCTAGTAATGACCATAATATGGAACAAAGTACAGAAGAAAATCAACCTGCTTATTCAGCAGGAGAATTAACATTTGTAAGTGCTGATAATACCAATCTTCGAACAACTTCTCAAATAACTTTAACAGGTGCTTTTACAATAGGTATTAAATTAACACCAACAGGAAGTAATACAGGTACTTTCTTAGCAGATATAACTACAAATAATGAGTTTTTTAAACTTACCTCTACTACAAATTTTAGAGCAAAAATTGATGGTAATCTGGCTAATATTAATTTAGATAGTGGCACATTTGGAGATGATTATTTAGTTATAACTAGAGATGGTTCTAATCTACTTACTTTGAATAAAAATGGAGTAGCACAAAGCACAACAACAACTACAGCAGGTACAGCAGATATTGATGCTATTGGTTTAAGAAGTGGATCAGGTTCAGGGGTAAATGGGTATGATGGAGTTATAGAGGAGGTACAAATTTTTAGCAGTTCAAGTACTGCACTAACTGCTAATGTAAATGCTTATTTAGCAGGATTATAAAAATAAATAAAATAACAATATAATATGGCAACAACAGTAACAGTACAAAATTTAACAGTAACAATAACAGAGCAATATACTCTAAATGGTGTGGCTTATGGTAACACAATGAACAAAACCTATACAGATAATGGTCAGGTATCTCAAAGAATTATGACTGTTTCAAGTAAAGGTGATGGAGGAGATTGGACAAATATATTGGCTTTATCAACTGCTGATGGTCAGGGTCAGGTAGTTAAGGCAGAATACAAATACTTTAGAATAACTAATTTAGATGATACAAATACATTGCATCTTAGAGTTTATAATGGTTCAGATTATGTTGCAGTTGAGGTTAATCCTGCAAGTAGTTTACTACTTATGGATGCAGGTATAGATTCTCCTACAGGAGTAGGTGCTATAACATTTGCAGATATTCAAGCAATAGCAGGTCAATCATCTCACGCTAGTGATTCTTTAGATGTTGAATTTATAATGGTTACTTCTTAATATGCCTTGCTACGAATGTGAAAATGGTAGTTGGAGGTTTGGTGAAACAGGTGGGTGTGATTATTCTAGTAAGTCAGAGTGTGAAACTGCTAACAAAGATTATTATTCAGCAGAAACTTATAATGACTACCCACAGGCAGCAACTAACAATGCTAAGAGGGCTATAAAGTATAAAGAAGAAAATGGTAGTGATTGTGGAACTCAAGTTGGATGGACTAGAGCAAGACAATTAGCCAACAGAGATAATTTAAGTAGAGATACTATTGCTCGTATGGCTTCCTTTAAAAGACACCAACAACATAAGGATGTTCCTTATGATGAAGGATGTGGAGGTATTATGTGGGATGCTTGGGGAGGAGATTCAGGTATAAATTGGGCTATAAAAAAGTTAAAACAAATTGACTCTGAAAATAAAATTAAAGAGGATTTTGAAAGTTTTTTTGAAGATATTATCAAGTCTATCAAAAACAACAAATAAAATGACTTTAAAATACTTTAAAAGAAGTGAGTTTAACTGCAAGTGTGGTTGTAATACAAACCATATTGATAGTGATTTTTTAGAGATGATGGATAAAGCAAGAAGAATTGCAGGAGTTCCGTTCAGAGTAAATAGTGGGTTTAGATGTGAAAACCATCCACTATCTAAGAAAAACCCAACCTCATCTCATATTAAAGGAATTGCTGCTGATATACATTTTACTGATGGTAAAAACTTAGCACTAATAATGGGAGGATTAGGAGGTGCAGGATTTGAAAGATTTGGTATAGATTTTAAAAACAAATTTATCCATGCTGATTGTGATGAGCATAAAACAAACCCTTGTATCTGGGGTTATTAAACAGAATATTAACTAATTAAATATATATTATGAATTTTATTACAGAAAATTGGGTTGAGTTATTAATTGGATTAATGGCTTTTGCTAAAGTTATTACTAATTTAACTCCAACAGAAAAAGACAACAAAATCTTTGGATGGTTGGATTCAGTTATTGATGCTCTAGTTCCTAACTATACAAAAAAGAAATAATGATACAGAAATGGATAGGTCAAGCATTGTTAAAGGGTGGTATAGCACCTATAACAGAATTGTTAAAAGCAGTAAAAGAACTTTTTACAGACACAAAAGGCAAATGGAGTAGCAAAAGAACCATTAGTGGAGTGATAGTACTTGCTGCTAGTTTATACATTGAGAAAAATGGCATTGATACTAATGCGTTGATATTGACTGCGTTAGGCGTTTTACCATTATGTTTTTCTGTATTTGAAAAAAATAAATGTAATTGTACTGATAATTGTAAAAAATAATTATCTTTGCATAACTCAGGTAGGGTTGTGCCTATCTTTGTTTTCATTGTTTATAGTTTTCAAGAGTGGGGTGTTCAAAAACATCTCACTTTTGATTTATATAAGCATTTTTTTTTGTATAATTGCATCATAACCAATACATAAAACTATGAAGAAATATGGTAAAAGACTTAGACTATCTAAAGAAGAAGTTGAGATGGTTTATGAAAACAGAGCAGAAAGCACAACAAACATTAATGGGAATACAGCATTAGATATACACCTTTCAGAGAGGGGTATAAAGAAAGATGATGTTGTAAGTGTAAAGCATTGGCAATCTGCTAGTGGTGAGTATAGGTTTAGCATTGTAACTAAAGAAGATATAACTGCTAATGAAAATGATATGCTAGATAAGATTAGTGATTTTATTGAAAATCATTCACCTTACTACCCTTCAGTAAAAAGAGATAACAAAGATGCTAATCATCTATTAGTAATAAATCCTGCAGACATACATATAGGTAAATATGCTAATGGAGTTGAAACTGGTGATGGGTATGATGTTGAAACTGCCTGTATGCGTGTTTTAGAGGGCTTAGAAGGACTTATATACAAAGCAGAAGGCTTTGAGGTAGAAAGGATATTATTTTGCATAGGTAATGATGTTTTGCATATTGATAATGTATATAATCAAACTACAGCAGGTACAGGTCAAGATGTAGATGGTAAGTGGTGGGAACATTTTGAGGTTGCGTTAGCACTATATGTTAAGTGTGTGGAAATTTTAAGAGAGATAGCACCTGTAGATGTTGTTCATTCAATGAGTAATCATGACTACCAAAGTGGATTTCATTTGGCACACGCATTAAAGAGTTGGTTTAGAAACGACAGAGATATTTCTTTTGATATTAGTGTGGCACATAGAAAGTATTATAAGTATGGTAAGAACTTAATTGGCTTAGAACATGGAGATGGTGCTAAGATGGCAAACTTACCTTTAATGATGGCTCAAGAAAAACCAACAATGTGGAGTGAAACTGAATATAGGTATTGGTATCTACATCATTTACATCACAAGGTTAAACATAAGTGGCTAGATGCTAAAGACTTTATAGGAGTTACTGTAGAGTATATGCGTAGTCCATCAGGAACTGATAGTTGGCACTCAAGAAAAGGATATGTTGGAGTTCCTAAAGCAGTTGAAGGATTTTTGCACGAAAAAACAAGTGGACAAGTGGCTCGTTTAGTGCATTATTTCTAATGGTAGTTATCTGGCCTTCATAAATTTTATACATTTTACTTCTAGCAGGTAAACATTTATCAAAAAATTGTTAAAAATCTTTTGGTGGGTAATTCCAATTTTATATCTTTGCATCAATTAATAACTAAAACAATAAACAATTATGAGTATAGCAGACAGAATTTTTGAAGATGGCATTATGGCAGATGAGAACAGTAGGACTGATTTAAACTTTGGAGGTATTGCACAATGTGATAGGGAACAATACTGTTACAACAAGACAGAAGATAAATTTGAAACTATTAACGAAAGAAACGAAAAAATGGGAAAAATGAAAGAAGAATTTATGCAAATGCAAATGCAAGAGCAATCACAAGAAATTAACACACTAACCGATATTGCAGAACAATATCATAATAATAATCAATTAAATAATAACAAAATGACAAAAAAAACAATGCAAGAAAAACTAAGAAAACAACCTGAGCCAATTGTAGAAACAAGAAAAGAGGCTTTAAGAAGGCTCTACAAAGAGAATGGCTTAACTGAAGAAGATATTTACAAAGATAAGAGAGGGTTTGTAATTATCACAAGAACTGGAATTGATAAGATTGTATCAAGAAACAATATTACAGTTGCCTATGAAGTAATCAATATGGATATAGAAAAAGGAATATGCGTATTAAGAGCAGCAGCAAGTATGAAAGTTGGTAACGAGGTTAAGAACGCTATGAGTTTTGGTGAGGCATCTGATGCTAACTTAATGGGTGGTGGAAAGAAGTTCCCTGTTGCTATGGCAGAAAAGAGAGCAATGTCAAGAGTTGTGCTGAAGATTGCAGGATTCTATGAGCAAGGAGTATTTGGTCAGGATGAGATTGTAGATTAATGAATGATGATTGGATAGATAATATTCTTGATGGTGAGCCTAGTGGTATTACAAATACCCAATGGCTTATCATTGAGAGTAATATTGACCTAACATCTTTTACAGAAAGTATGAAATCTGATATTCTAGGAAGAATAAATGATTTAACAGAACTAGAAGCAGAAAAAATAATAACTAAAATGTATGAAAACAGATATGAAAAAGACACAAGAAAACAATGGGAAAAAATGTGCAAAGATGGAGTATTTGGACATAGAGATTTTTAATCACTTTTTAAAAGCCTACACTTATATTGTATGGAACAAGAAACATCTTTTAGGTCAGATTGCTGAAGATGATATATTGAAACTACTAGATGAAATCCAACTTATAGATTTTTATCATATTGGTAAAACTAAATTTAAAGTTGAAAAATCTAAGGTTGAAAAATACATAAACAGAGATGACAAATAAATATTCATTAGTACAAATCAGAGAATCTAGAAATGAGTTTGAGGCTTTACTAAGAATATATGGTGTATCTAATTTAAAACTTTGTAAGATACTTGGGGTTAATTATGCTACAAGTAGAAAGTTTATAGAGAATCCACCATCACTTAGATTCATTCACGCTAAGACATTAGCAGACTTTATTGGATTAAACATACAAGACATAGTTGATACGATAGTGTACGACTTAAATTAAAATTATAAAAAAATGAGAAGAAGAAGATTAAAATTTAGTGATTACTACCATAATATAATTACAGAAGAATTAGCAGATATTTATAACATTAAGAAAGAAGAAATGTTTTTAGGTAGTAGAAAGAAAAACATTATATTTGCTAAAAGGATGTATATCTATATATTAAGAGAGATGTTTGGATTAACTCTTAGTGAGATAGGTAGAGTAACAAACCTACATCATGCATCTATTATACACCACACAAGAAAGTTTGAGTTCTTTTACAATAATTATCCAGAAGATTCTGATGCTTTTAAAAGAGTAGAAGATAGAGTTATTGAAGTTGAGGTAGATGAAGAAATATTAGGACTAGAAACTCAATTAAAACATATCAATGAATCATTAACTAAATTATATATAATTAAAAAATCAAAAAATGACAGACAAAAAAGAGAAGGTTTACTTACCAAGTAGTATCAAAAATATTGATACGAAGTATGGTACAATGATGGTTGCTAATTTCAAGATGGATGAACTACAGGCAAACTCAAAGAATGGTTGGGTTTCTATGGTGATTTCAGAAAGGAGAGAACCATCTGAAAAAGGTGCAACTCATTACGCTTATGTAAATACTTACGAGCCACCAACTGATAAAAAAACATCACCTAAGAAAGTTAAATCAACAACTGGAGATGATGACTTACCATTCTAATGATTAAATGGAAAAAAACAACTTATCCT